CCGTCTTCATCCACGTAGTGGGTAACGGAAGTGAAATCGTCCTTTCGTTCCATGCTCTTTGGTTTTTAGCCCATATTGCTTTTTCTGACATGTGGTTGCTTCCTATTAGTTCTTGCGGTGGGAAGTCAATTATTGTTCCATCTTTTCCGATCATGCATTTTAGTCGTCGCCATGCTTTTCCGTTTTCTTTCCAGTAGTAGTACCAAGCTGTCATGTTTTTACGTTTTTGAAATGTTAATAATTATTCTTAATTTTCTTGTTCGCCTGTTGAGGTTACGATAGTGATAACCATTGATGCGAACTTCCGTCTGGGAAACCCCACTAACACTCCTACTAGCATTATCATGCTTAGGTTGTCTAGCTCAAGTCGCTGTGCGATGTTTCCTTTCTCGTCATAGGCGAGAATGCTTACGTCGAATTTCATTTGTCTTGTTTTTGATTGTTTGTGATGCAATAGCAGGTAATTATAACCGCTATTGCGATTATTATTTGTTCCATGCTGCAAGTTATGTTTTTTGTTTTCACATATTTTATACCCTAATACAGGTATTTTGTCGCTTTCCCGTCCGGTAGGACCCGCTGAGCGGCCTGTTTGTAAAACTATTCCACAGGAATGCCGCCGGAGGCATTTTTGTTTTACCAGTCGTCTAGCCCTGGTTCTTGCCATTCTGGCCTTATTATTTGTATGTCTTTTTTTTCTATTATCCTTTCGTTTTGCTTTAATGCTCGTCTTTCTTCCTCGTATTTCCTTGCTTCCCAGTCTCCTGGGCTTCCATACCCCAGTTTTCTATTAACCTTTTGGTAGTATTTTAGTAGTTTTGCCCTGCTTTCACTGTCATCTGTCTTTATTTTCTCACCTCCTATCCATTGTATTCCTTCATCTAATTTTTGTATCCATAACGCTTCGCGTTCCTCTTCTGTATATAGTTTATTTCTCCAATATACATTTAAGTTTACTTGGAATCCTTGATTTGTTGTATACGTAGTTTTTGTTTCTACTCCCTTGTATTTACATTTCTTTGCATTATACGTGTCTACGTATGCTTTTCCTATTCCCGGACTTGTTAGTATTTTTGGCTTATAGTATTTATGTAATTCATCCAGTTTTGTTATGTATTTTGTTATATATCCTATTGTTTCTTCGTTTACGTAGTTTCGTCCTTTTCCGTCCCCTATTGTACACCACCCGTATTTCCATTTATTCTTTTCGATTTGTTCGTACCTCCATCTCTTTTCTATTTCTTCCGTTTTATCTGTCCACACTATTCCATGTATATGTAAGTGTTCTGTTTGTCCGCTTCCTAGTTCTGTTATGAACCAGTGTCTCGGGCTTTTCCCGTTGTGTTTCCTCCACCTTTCTCTCCACTTGTGTATCGCTATTGTCGCCACTTGATTGTCCAGGTTGTACCCCTTTATTCCCGGTATTTGTTCTTTTGCCTTCTCTACTAGTTCTTTGTAGCTTTCGTTACTGAAATTGAGTGTTACGAAATTTCCCTTTTGTTTTTGGTGTTTCACTTCCTCCAGTAGTCTTGCTTTCCATTCTGCTGCTTTTGCTGCTGCGCATTCCATGCACATTCCGCATTTAATTGGAACAAGCCCTACACGCTTGTCTTGCATGTAGGGCACGTTCCCGCCGTTCCTTTTGTTCGGCTTGTATTTTGGGTTCTGTACTAGTTTTGGGTACAGACACATTTTATTTCCGTTTTGGCATTGTGTTTATCAATACGTTTTGCAATGCTCCTACCGTTAGTTTTTCACTCTCTGGCATATCGTGTAGCCATTTTTGTAACTCTAGTGTTCCCCGTTTTACTTCGTAGTCGTAGTCTGTTTTTCTTACATGCTCCAGGAATTCCCTGATGCTTGTATTTGCGTTTATTCTTGCCGTTTCGCTGTTCATCATGTTTGTCATTGCGTTCTTTGCTTGTATGTCTAGGTTTCTCCAGCCTTGCTTTACGTCTGCGATCACTTTCTTGATTTGTTCTTCCGCTAGTCCTGTTTGCGCTCTTTTCAGCTCATTTGTTAGCGTTAGCCCTATCAATTCCCCTTCCACCATGTCGATTCTATCATTCTTCGTTTTGTCGCTTATTGTTTTGTCGTTTGCCGCTATTCCCGCTTCACTTTGCGCCTTCTGCGCTGCTGCTTGTATCATGTTCTTTGTATCCTCGTATGTTGCTGTTTTCATTGATTTTTCAATCTCTGCCATTTCACTTTGTATCCCTATCAGTTTTGTTTCTGCTCCCCGTTTTGTTATATCTGCTCCTTTCAGCTCTCTGTCTACTCCAGCTTTATTTGCTGTGTCTGCCTCTGTATTTGCTGTTTGCGCTTCAATTAGTTTCTTCTGCGCTCCCAGTAGTTGCATTCCCATCACCTCCCCGCCTCCTGTGGGTGCGCCAGGGGCATTGACCCCTGATCCTCCTCCTCCTGTAGTAGCTCCACCACCCCCGGCGCCTCCATATTGGAGAGCCGGACTTAATCCAGCTTTCTTTAATTGCTCTGTCATCGCCACGGGCCCAGTGTCTTTCCATTGTTGTAATTCTGCGGCTTTCTGTCTTGCCAGCGCTCTGCCGTCTATGGCATATTGCTGTTCATTCAGTCTGCCTTGTTGTTTAATTTGCCGTTGGTCTTGCCATCCGGCTGTTATCATTCCCAGCCCTGTATTTACGGCTGTTTCTGCTGCATTCATCGCTAGTCCTGCTAGAGGTTTCATTTTTCGCGCTTTTTCTTAAAAAGCGGTACACCTTAGTTCCTATTATAGTACAGACGCGTACCGCCTTTCAAGTTGTTGATTAATAAACAATTACGTTATTCCGTTAAGTCGCTCTGTACTATTCTTTTATATCGTCCGTTTTGGCCGTTCCTTCGCCTTCTTTTGGCTTTGGGTTGTGCCTCGCGTCTCTTTTCGTCAAGTGGTCATTTGCTGCCATATTCATCGCTTCCACTGCTATGTCCCACGTTTCCGTCCGTATATCCGTTTCCGGTATTACTCCGTCTTTTCGCTCCGTGAAGATCATTTCTGTAGCATCTCCAATTTCCGCACCTTGCTGCATCATCCGTTGCATTTTGTGCTCAATTGTTTCTCCTTGTTGTTGCCGACATACTTTTAGCGTTGTTCGCTGTTTTGGATTTTGTTTGTACATTTTTGCAATGTTTTGCGGTAAAGACCAGGTTATTAATTGCGGATCCTCACCCGATCGTGACCAGGTGAGGCCCATTTTTGCGTTATTTTGCTGTTTTCGTGCAGTTTTCTGCTACACTCTAGGCATTATCTTTGCGCTCATCTTCCGTCGACATTCGATCGACAGGCCTACCTGTACCCATAGGTTTTGTGCGTCCAGGCTTGTCTGTGCGAATATCTGATTATATCGAACTGGGTCGATATAGGTGGTAAGGTCTTGAATACTTACCTCTCCTCCTGCTTCTTCCCATTGGTATCCTCTATTTAGCGCCATGAAACTTTGTGACATTCCGTAGGCAAAGTTGCCGTACGTTTCTGATACGTCCGTTTGGTACTCTAGCCATGCGGGGAGAAATCCCGCGCTTGTTTGCATCCAGTCTGCGCCATTGTGCGAGGTTGACCACCATGCTCTGTATTCGTTTATATCGGCTTGGAAGCCGATTTGATTAAACGCAGGCTTGAACAAGTCTTCCATCGTTTCTAGTAGCATGAACCACTTGTTTCCTTGACTGTAATCTATCCTTGGCGTGAAGCTTAGCATTGCTTGTAACATACAAGGTTCTGTTGGTTTGATTACCAGTCGGCCTCCTTTTTTGTCTTTCGCTCCGCGTCCAATTCCGCCCAACGTCGCTAACGGTTGGTTTTCCGCCGCTGCGTTACTAATTACCTCTTGGAACACCACGTTTTTAATCATTCCCCCTCTGAACACAGGCATTTCACTACGGTGTGTTATATTACTATCCCACGCCGCTTGTACCCAGTCGTAGTACGATCCTCCACTTACCGCCGTCCTGTTCAGATAGTCGTACATTTTTTTTGAGAAGTTCAACTGATCCATTGTGAATTTCCCCCCTGTGATCGTCACCGCACTCGCATTATTTATATATGTAATGCTCTCAGTTTCAACCCAGTTATTGAATTTGTCATTCAAATAGGTCTTGATTCCGAGTCCTTCCTGTGCCATCAGTACATTTGGTATTCCGTTTGGCTGATCTGTTAGCCAGTTGTATGGCGGTAGCCCAAAGCTATTTACCACATACGGCAGTGTTGTTTGAGCGAACGCTAGAATTTCTTCCCGCATTAGATCAATATTTTCCAGGTCAAATGTCGCCAAGCGTGGCGCAACCGTTTGCGGTTGCGTGTTTGTTGAGTAATTCCAGTTTATTGCCATATCCATTCCCCATCTGGAGGAGTTATATGTCCCCATTATTGCTGCTCCGCTGTCATTGTATGCACCTCCTAGTAAATCGTGCATTGTTATCGTTCCGTTATTCATCAGGTTTACCATCACTTGTCTCATGTCTGGTACTGCTCCTGTGTAGCTTATTGATATTGTTACGCCTGCGCTCAAGTATTTGTTTTCTCCTGTTGCTGGTAGTTCTACAATGTCCCAGCTTTCTGTAGATACTGGGTCGTATGCGAGTACGTTTGTGATTGTCTGCGCTGTTGGGGTAATGTTCCCATAATGCACTACACATCCAATGTTTTCTTGCAGGTTCCAGTAGTATTGCTTTAACGTTTCGTAGTACATCAGAAACGGTATTGCATTGAAGCTCCTTTCTACGTTTGTGCTTGCAATCCCTATCCCTCTGATCCCCAGGTATGCCGGTAGGCTTGACGGGTTTATTTGTGCGTTGTCCAAGTCCATCACCGTATCGTAGTCAATCGGTCTTGCCGTAAATTCGATTTGTGGGAACTTAACTTGGCTAATGTTGTTCCCAATCCTCAGTTTGTTGTTGTGTAGATACGAATTATACAATCGTATATCTCCACTGAACCAGTACACTTCCCCCTTTAGGCTTCCGAATAGTGGCCCAACTGTTGGGTTTGTATACACTTCCATTTCCATACCAATATCCCAGGTATCTTCTGGTAGCGCCAGCGCCGTATAGATTGGTATTACTGTTCCCACGCTTGCCGTGGTTCTTACTATTTTGTCGAGGTTAAAGGTCGCTCTTTGGTATCCCTCGAACTCTACCGTCATCTTTTTACCTGATCCGACGGTGTTTTTTCCGAATGTTGTTTTCATTGTTAATTATTGATAGGTTTTGTAACCGCGTTTTGCTGCTTCCTCGTCCTTCACTTCTTGTAGTTTTTCTTTTTCCATGTATTCCTTTATCGCTTTTGCCTTGTGTAAGTCCAGTGTTTGCACTACCATCGTTATCACCCTTACGAGTAGTTCCCAATGGTTTACTTCCATCCATTCTAGTAACTCTTCTATCGTTTCGTGCTCTTCGGTAAGTTTGTTCATCCCCATTGCGGCGAACCATCCTCCCTTCTCCTCTTTAACCGCTTTGAACGGTGTTCCCAGTATCGGAGCTTCCTCCAGTAAAGTCGATTTCGAGTTGCGTGCTTTTTCTAACAACTCTGGTCCAGATGATTCGAACGTTGTGTTCGCTTCTTCTTTCATAGGT